TAGAATCCAAGATGGATCTAATTATTCAGATTTGCTTCAGTTTGATTTAACCCTTAAAACAAATGATTTAATTGATCAACCACCATATTTAAATTATTTTAGGCTATTTAGTTATCCTGTAATTGAAGATGGAAATAATAAATATTTAACCTGTAATGCATCACCTGGAGGTAATCCAGCAAAAATATATTATAGTGGTAATGAAGTATCTGTACCAGACTTACAAGAGTATCCTTTTTTTTATAATGGAAATAAAAGTGGAATTAAGATTAAAAACTCTTATGTAAAAATTACTCAAGATTATGCTTTCCCCTCAAAAGTTGGTCATATAACCGCAGCGCAATCATCTGGATCAGATACAATTTTTACAATTACAGATAATCAGTTTGTTTCTACAAACAAAATAGTTGTATCAGAAGTTTATAGTACTACTCAGTGGAATCAATCAACTCCATTAACAATAAGTTCTGTATCTGGTAATGATGTTACGGTTCCTCTAAACTCAAGTTCTTTTTATACATATACAACTAATGAAAACTATCAAGGAAATATGTCTATTGCTTCTGGTATTCAAACAGTTTCTTTTATGACTTATATTCCATCTACTACAACATCCGCAGACATTATTAATGTCGGTGGCTCTCAAATGTCATTATCATCAACAACATTATCTTTAACAGGTGCAACAATCTATGTTAATGGTTTTGCTAGTTCAACAATTAAAACAGATAGTTGGAATCATATAACTTTTGTATTTAATACCCCAATATATGTTACAGACTTAACCCCAAAAGATATTATATTAGGAAATGTTTCTGGAACCTCAGAGTTTTATTTTTATATTGATCAATTAATGATATTTGATAAAAAATTTACAGCGAAAACTGTAACTAATCTTTATAATCTATTCTCTGGTGATTTTCAAAATACAGTATATTCCACTGGACCAACACTTATAGACGATAATGGTGAAAAAACATTAAACGATTCTACGCAATTATGTAAAATAATTACAGATACATCTAGTTTAGCTGGTGGAAGTTTTATTTATACCGAGTTAAAAGGAGAGTCCAGCCCACAAACAGTGACTTTAAATTATTTAGATACAGAAATTGGTAAAGACATTTCAACTACACTTGAAAAAACTTTTACCACTGGAAGCCAATATATGTATATTACATCTAGTAATAATTTAAAAGCAGGAAGTCCAGGAAGTTATTTACAGGTTAATGGCTTTGAAACAGATTATTATATAACAGATATTAAAAATGAAGATGTATCAATAGCTGCTACTGCTGGAAGAGTTGCATCTTCTAAAAATACTGCTATTCTAACATTTGCAAATAATACGCTTTTTCCTTTATTAGATGAAAAAGATAAGGTATATATTGACACTAAGGGTATTATAGCATCAGATGCCAAAATCACAAAAATTGATTCTGCAAATAATAAAATAACTATTAGTTGTGCTAAGGGTAAAGTTATAAATGCTTCGTTTACAGATATTGTAAAGTTTAAAAAAGTTATGCACAAGTTAACATTTAATACTACTGTTGATTTATCTACTATCCCTACATATGGTGATCCAGTAATAACAAAATTAGATTTAGGTTCTCAGGTTGTCTTTGATAACTATACTCAAAATAACAATGAATTATTAAATAATAAATTAAAGGTTGATCGACAATATATAGAAAATGGAGATTATATTGTATTAAAACCAGCAACAGGAACTCCAGAATTATGGACGGTAGACAATGTAACTACTGCAAATCCAACAGGTCTTGTGGATACTGATATCTATACAACAACAAAAACAGTAACTGTTCAGTTTACAAAGCAGTCGTTTACAAGTGGTACAGTTTATATGGATAATCAAGATTTAAATGTTGCTGTAAATAACACAACAGCATTTAAATGGAATGGTTCAGCATTAGTAAATTTTGCTAAAAATCTACAAGATAGAGTAATTGCGTACACAGTTAAGAAATAACATTGAATAAAGAATAATAAAATGGTATCATAGTGGTATGATAAATAATAAAAATAGACTTTCTGTGGTACAAAGCACCGCAGATTTTGGTGTTTATGTCTGGCAACTGCCAAATGGACAGAACTTTGAAGATGAAGATGGCAATCCATTGAATATTCCATCAATGAGATATGATTTAGAAAAAATTAAACATATTACTGAAGCAGCAAAACATTATGGTAAAACCGAAGGTCAGCCAGTATTTTTGGCTGGTGTTGGTAGGGTATCTGAAGCAACAGCTAGAGAAGATATTGATAGAATGGCTGAAGGCTTAACTCCATATGGAGATACAGAAAACTGGAGAGAAGTGTTTCAAAATGCAAGAAGATAATGATGGTTTTGTAATTAATGGTAGAGATATTGGCTTAGATAGAATAGTCTCACCACAGTATGTTGAAACAGATGAGTTTAAAAAATCAACAGAAGAGATCCTTAAGTATAAAGGAATTAATCCAAATTTTAAAAGAAATATTAAACGCAAATTAGAAAAAGCAATAACTCCTGGAGCACAATTTACTGCTCCAAATAATGGTATTGGTGGAGATGATGCAGAGTCAAAACAATTAATTTTTCTTCAATACGGATATGGTCTTTTTGATGTTATTGAGCCACCATATAATCCAGTAACCCTTGCAAAAGTATATGAAGTGTCTTCTGCAAATTATGCAGCAATTAATGCTAAAGTTGCCAATATTGTTGGTCTTGGTTACAAATTAGATTATACACTTAAAACAAAACAAAAACTTGAAGCGATGGTAGATCAAGAAAAGGTTGTAAAAGTAAGACGTAAACTTGAGGGTGCAAAAGAAGAAATTCTTAATTGGCTAGATACTAGAAATGATGATGATACTTTTACTGCTACTCTAACAAAGCTTTACTTAGACCTTGAGTCTACTGGTAACGGATATCTTGAGATTGGCAGAAAGACTACTGGTGAAATTGGTTACATTGGTCATATTCCATCAGCAACTATGCGTGTACGCAGACTTCGTGATGGATTTGTTCAAATGGTTGGTGGAAAGTTTGCTTACTTTAAGAACTTTCACGATGATGAATCATTAGCAGCACCATTTGGTTCAGATCCTCGTCCAAATGAAATTATCCACATTTATAATTACACTCCAACAAATACCTATTATGGTATTCCAGCTATTGTTTCTGCACAAAATGCTATGGCTGGTAATGAATTTTCATCTAAGTTTAATCTTGAATATTTTGAGAATAAAGCAACTCCTAGATATATTTTCTGGGTTAAAGGTGCTAAATTAAGTAGAGATGCAGAAGCCAAGCTATTTGAATTTTTTCAGAATAACCTTCGTGGTCAAAGCCACAGAACACTTGTTGTTCCTCTTCCTGGAGATGAAGCTGGTAGCAAGGTAGATGTAAAGATGGAAGCTGTAGAAAATGGTGTGCAAGAAGGATCATTTGATAGATATCGTAAAAGTAATTTACAAGAAATCCTTATGTCACACCGTGTTCCTATGTCTAAAATTGGTAGCGCAGAAGGCATATCTCTTGCTGCTGCTAAAGATGCAGATAAGACATTTAAAGAACAAGTTACAAGACCTGCACAGGATGTATTACAGAAAAAGATTCAAGGAATTATATCTGAAAAGACTGATTTGTTTAAACTTGTATTCAATGAACTTACTTTAACAGATGAAGATACACAATCTAAGATTGATGAAAGATACCTTCGTATGCAGGTATTGCTTCCAAATGAAGTTAGAACCAGACTTAATCTTCCTCCAATTCCTAGTGGAAATGAGCCAGTTAAGCTTAATGCTCAACAAGCAGCGGATCAAACTGCACAAGGAACTGGAAATAGACAACGTGATCAACAGCGACAATCAAACGCTGGTGATGGTGAAACTGGTCAAAGAAATCCACAAGGCGAAGGCAGACAACAAGCCTAATACAAAAAACACTGTATAATTAAAATGTTATGTTAAATATACAAAAGGCATCCCTATTAACCGATGGCAATCAAGTCACTTTGACTATGCCAATCTCTAAGATTGATGCTGAAAAACGTATTGTTTCAGGCTTTGCTACACTTGATAATATTGATAAACAAGGTGATCGTGTAGATTCATCAGCGTCTGAAAAAGCATTTGCTAATTTTCGTGGTAATGTAAGATTAATGCATCAACCAATTCCTGCTGGAAAAATTGTATCATTTAGAACAGATTCATTTTTTGATCCAGAAACACAAAAAACATATAATGGTGTCTATGTAGATGCTTATATTTCTAAAGGTGCATCTGATGTTTGGGAAATGGTTCTTGATGGTACACTTACTGGTTTTTCAATCGGTGGTGCTGTAAAAGATTCAGATACAGAGTTTGATGAATTGTTAGATAAAACAGTTCGTGTAATTAAAGAATATGACTTGGTTGAATTATCCCTTGTTGATTCTCCAGCAAATCAGTTTGCTAATATTTTTTCTATTCAAAAAACTATTGATGGCGATGTAGCCACTGGTATTTTTAATAAGTCACATATTCAGAATGTATTTTGGTGTGAGCAAGATGATATTGCTTTCACATCATCTGATGATAAATATACTTGTGTTAGTTGTAATAATGATTTAACCGCAGTAGGTTGGGTTGATGAACTTGAAAAAGCAGATGTTGAAAAAGCAATCAATAATTTAATTTCTATAATTAAAGATACTGCTACAGGTGCAGTTACAAATAATGAAACTATTAATAGATACCCTAAACAAAATCCTTATAAGTCAAAGAAAAAACCAGAAGAAGATATGACAAAAGCTGGTTCTTATTCTACTGGAGATTTTGTTCAATGGGGATCATCAGGCGGTACAGCAAGAGGAAAGATAACAAGAGTGGTAACTAATGGTAAAATAAAAGTACCTAATTCTAGTTTTTCAATTACTGGTACTAAAGAAGATCCAGCCGTTGTTATTAGAGTTTATCAAAAAGATGGAAATTCTTGGAAACCATCACAAACACTTGTAGGACACAAAATGAGTACACTAAACTCCTGGACGGTTAAAATGAAAAAATTCTTTAACCCATCAGAAGAAGAGATTTTACTGAACAATGATTCAGTAGATATGGCAATTAACAAGGATATGTCGGTTGCCACCCAAAATAATGAAGGAGGTGTTGAAATGACTGACGACACAAACGCTACAGAAATAGCAGAAGAAGTAATCGTTGACGAAATTGTTGAAACTGAAGAGGTTGCTGTTGAAGCAGCAGAAGAAGTTCCAGCAGAAGATACCGCAGTAGAGGCTGCAGTAGAAGTTGATGAGGAAATAGTCGAAGAAACTGCAGATGCAGTTAACGCTTCCACCGATTCAGGTGAAGCGACTGACCTTGAAAAGACACTTAACGAAATTAAAAATTTTGTTGGCGAGGCACTCGTAAAGAATGCTAATGCTAATGTTGAAGCCGTATCTAATGTTGCTAGTACACTAGCAGAAGTTACAAAGGCTCTTACAGAAAAACTAACAGAAACAGAAAATCGTTATGAAGAGTTAAACAAAGGTTTGGCAGAAGTTACAAAAACTCTGACTCAAGTAAATGGAAGACTTGAATCAGTAGAAGACGATACTGCCGTTAAAAAGTCTGGAGAGCTAGATAGTTCTCCAGAGGTTACTATAGAGAAATCAGAATCTCTATGGGGGGGACGCTTCCTCGGCTCCGCTCAATACTTAAACTGAAAATAAAAAAAAGAAAAGGTAGGTGAAATAAATAATGAGTGATATTTTAGAAAAAGCAACAAATGGTGGTACAGTAATTACTACTGGAACCAAAAACGGTGATATGTATTCACAATCTGGTACCCAAGACGGTACTCAGGGTGGTGTACTTCAGCCAACACAGTCTGCACAGTTTATCGATTATGTCTTTGATCAGATGGTGCTTGCACAAGATGGTCGTAAGGTTGTAATGACAGCTAATACTATGGAACTTGATAAGATTCGTGTTGGTACACGTCTAGTATCT